TGTAGAAGGTATTACAAAAACCGATCCAAGCATAAGCAATGCTTATGCTTGGATCGGTTTTTGTAATACCTTCTACAAGATCATAGAACTCAGCACGTACATTTTTTATACCAGCAAGTCTTGCTAAATAAGATACGTCTTTTCCTTCTTCTATCTGAAATGATGTACCAGATAATTTACTAAAAAGAAGATTAATAATAACTAAATTACGTACACTAATTCTTAAATTCTTTACATAATCATTTCGTATTTTACTATTTGGTTTATTAGGATCATAATCTGGTAATCCTATTCCATGTGCTTGATTATATGTTAGCGCTTGAAACAAAGCACTGTTAAGTTTTTGAGAATTATCTGGATCTCTATACATTTGATAAATTTCTTGTACGCCTTTAGGTAATCCAGATAGTAAAATATCTCTCCACTCTAAACTACCACCTTGTGGACCTAATAATATATCATCTAATTGATTTGAAATTTTTGTTGCAGTGCCTGTACCGGCTAAATCTATTACTGATTCAATTGGTTCTAAATTTAATAATGTTTGGGCAAACTTTACTGAAAACATACCCATTGGGTTAGATAAACTTGGTCTAGATGAGCCACGTGCAAGTCCGGGTGTAGTAGATGAAAACTTCATTGTTGTAGTTAGATTGTTATAAATTTCTGGAAGCCCAAGAGATTTAAGTATTGGGTTTACAGCACTATTAAGAATATTATCAGTAGGAAAAATAAAGTATGCATCGCCTTTGTCGTCTTCAAATACCTGACCACGCGGTTCTAGTCCTTGATAAACTAGTCGCATGCGAAACAAAGCCTGCATTGGTTGTTCTTTTACAATACGGGCTAATCGCCTATTAAAATCCTCACCAGCACGATAGTATCTTGACAGATAACGATTAGATACGGCAAAATTACTTTGTATTGCAGGATTATCTACATGTTTCATAAGGGTATTAACTGCTTTATTAACAGATATTCCCGCATAATGTGTATCTGCAAAAGCCTCTGATGCTTTTCTAAGTTTCTTTTGATTAAGAAGTGGATTAGCCGCTAATCGAGTTATATATATTTGTTGAGCAAACTTGTCTTCAAATGCTTGATAGTATTTTCTAGCCTCCATATATAAAACAGTTACAGCAGGTTGCCGAACAACACCATTTATTACTCTGTCCATTTGAGTCATTAGATATGCTGGTGCTTCTAGAAGTTTTTGTAGCATAAATCTTGGATCTTTTAATTGTGCTCCTATTGCATCCTTTTGAAATGTAAGTGGTAGTCCAAAATCAAACTGGGAGTTCATTTCAGATACGGGTAGATTGTTTTCGGTTAGTTTTGCAAACTGAACTTGATCAATAGCCTTAGTTGCGGTCCCCCATTTTTTCTTTGCGTTAGGAGTATTCTTTGCAAGGATAGCATAGTTTGCTTTAATAGCATCATAAAGTCCTTGGTTAAATCCATTACCGCTACCATGAAAGGTTTGTCTTAAATCAAGAAGTATCCGATCTATGTAGATTTCTGCAATCTCATTATCGGTTCTTCCATCTATGCGCAGTCTGGCTGTATCTGCATGTTTTTCTATATAATTAAATAATACCGTAGAGTTTTTTTTAGATATTTCTAACTTATCAAGAAGTTCTTTCTTTGCTGTTGCAAAATTGTATTCATCTTTTAAAGCATTGTGTGTAAAGAAGGTAATAGATGGATCAAAAGTTTTATCATTACTTAATGTCATGATATTAAAGCCACCAAAATCAGCATCAACTGCATTTTTATGTATAAAGGTAAGTTGCTTTGGTGCTTTTCTTAATAGTTCTATTGGATCTACTTTTTTAAAATCTTTTGTTTTTCTTCCACCTAATTCTTTTAAGGCTTTTTCTGCAGCATCTAATGGAAATACAAACTGTATTTTATCTGCAGCAATTTTTCCACCAATACCAGTTACTGCTGATAAAGATGAACCAAAATCTCCAAGAACTTCAGGAGCATTCATTATTAGACTTTTTAAATTCTTTAAATCCACAGGATTTTTTATTTGAACTATGGCTTGAGCCATATTAAAAAGTTCTTCAAGGTATTCAGCAGCAGTAATTTCTTCTGGTTTTACTACTCTTGCCACAGTCCCGGGCTTAGCATATTTAGCGTATGCAAGAGTTTTTGCTGCTGCAAGTGTTGCTGGAATGGACTCACGAACAGTGTCAGATATTGCATTGTATCCTTGTTCTCTAACCTTATCCCAATGTTGTTTAAAGAATGGACCGACAGAACCTTTTGAACCAGAAAATACTGTTAAAAATTCTCCATACTCACGACCTTTACCCATGGCAATTTGCTTTATTGCTCCAGAATCAAGCGCAACAAGAAGTGTTGTGGCTTCTTCAGGTATAGTTCGTAAAGCCAGTCTAGGGGACAACTGACCAGCAACTACAAATTGAGTTGTTACATCAACAGGCGTAGAACGACCAAATGCAGGAATAATAGCAGCAGCCTGTTGTCCCGGAGTTCCTTTAAAAAACTTTGTTTCGCTAACATTTTGTAGTAAACCTTTTATATCTAAAGGTTTAATAGCATCGGCTAAATGCCTTGGCATAACTCCACTATTAGCGTCTACACGGGGCATGTTATTTTCTGTTCTAAAGGAATGCTTAGAAAGTTTTGTTTCAAAATTAAAAGGTACTCCAAGATCTGTAAAGGTTGTGAATGTGCCCTTGTCATTTAGAACTCTTCCAAGTTCTTTGGCTACATATTCTGGAGATGCTCCAGCCTTTAACATAATCATTGCATAAAGACCACGTACTCTAACTATCTGATCAGACACAGATAGTTTTGGATATGTTTCAGCAATTACATCTGCAACTTCACGGGAAAAAAGGTGACTTGCATAAAGACGGATAGCGTTTGTACTTTTAATTGCATCTGGACCATAAAGAATAGAAAGTCCCTGTGGACTTCTTGTAGCCTGTTTAACAAGAGTAGCCCTAACTCCTTTTATTTCTTTTTCTATTTTTGATAAGTCAGCAATTAATCCACCTGTTGCTTCAAAATCTGTTTTCATTCCATAATTTGAGGCAAGTAACCAAAAATCATCTACTTTAGCATTTAATAATGGTTCATTGGGAAACTTAGTTGGATTAAAGGTAGCATCCATTAAACGATTTGCAGCAGAAGTTATATGTCTGCTTTTTCTAGCAAATGGTATGCCATTACTAAATAGGCTAATACCGTCAACTTGACCACCTTCTAATTTATAAATATCTCCTACTTCTATATTAAAATGTTTTTCAGCAGCAGCAGCATTAAATGCTTTTGCTTTTACAAAATAGTCTTGTATCTCACTGTTTTGATATTGCCAAGCAACTGCAGCAATTTCTCTACGTACTTTAACTTTAGCAGCAGGGTTAGGAGCCTTAGAAAGTTGTTCAATTAGAGGACCCATATCTTTATCCCAAAAACTTTTAACTTGTGGTTGTTTAAATAAAGCGGCTGCATCACCAGCACGAACAAGTTTTGATATTCTACCAGCAGTAGTAAGTGATCTAGGAATAATTCCACCGTAATAACTAACTGGATCACCGTATATTAAAAAGAAAGCATCAACAGGACCAGAAATAGCATTGCCTAAAATTACCTTTAGTTCTTTTTGATCCATTCCAAAAAAGTTAAAGAGTTTACCTACAGGAGAATTTGTTATCTCACCCTCTGGAGCAACCTTGGCAAGAAAATTATTTGCAACATTTCTACCAAACGAAAATCGTGCTAGTTGCACTCTTGAAGTTAACAGTCTGGCTTCTTCATAATTTGCTTTAAGATCATTACTTACATTTAAAAAATCTTCATTTACTTTACCGTTAGCACCTTCTTTTTGTATTATTTCACCCAGTGTCATACCTGCTATTGAACCTTGTGCTAGTTTAACTTTTATTGGTCCATACTCTTTTATTAATTTATTTAATTCTACTTCATTATAAATTTCTTTACCATCATAGGCTTTGTTCCAAGCATCTCTATCCCACTCAGCACCAGACATAGGCTTTATAATTGGGATATTGGCTTCTGCTGCAATTCCAGCATAGGTAGCATTTCTAGCACGATCATAACGATCATATTCTGTACCAATTTTAATAATAGGCTCAGTTATTAATTTTGTAGGAAAATGTAAAACAGCATCTACTCTGTTCTTAATAGTTAGATCAGGCTTGGTATATTCCTTGTCGCCCCATATTGCTTTAATTTGATTCTGTTCGTTTAACTTAAGTTCTCTAAAACGTTTTTTTGCTGGACCTGAATCAGCATTATTTAATTCTATACCTGCCTCATAAGCACCCGTATAGTTATTTAAAATATTTACTCCGGTAGAAGAAAGATTGGCTTTTTTAGCAGCCTCATAAATGCTTGGATTTATAAAACCAAGTCTTGGGGTAAGAGCCGCCATCAGTTGTTAAGATAATTCTGATATAGTAATTCTGCTTCTCCTGTTGGATCAAACTGTGCTATTTGACCTAATACAGAAGCAAGAGTTTCTCTTTCAGGTCTGCGATTTAATACTCTAGAATCAGCACCTTCTCCAATATCTAAACCAGTAGTGCCAACTTCGTTTGGTCGTCTAGTAACTGGAGTTAATGTAGGCATTTCCATTTCTGGAAATGGGTTGCCTGCTAAAGTTGCTGCCTGTTGGTTACCCATATTTTGTTGTCCCTGACCATATGGTAATCCAGACATGTATTGCGCTGGTTGTCCAGCCCCATCAGTACGCTGACTTAATGCACCGGGTCCTGATACGGGAGCCGGGTTAGTAGGTTGTTGGTATCCACCTGCTGCCATTAGTCTTCATCCTCTCCATCAAATTCTTCTTCTTTATCAAAATCATAATTGTATTCTTCTGCAGAACTAATCATTCCGTAAGCAAGCCATGGTGTCATAGCATCACTTACTTTAGTCTGTAAATATCTTGTACCTTCAAAGTCTGCCCACTCGGTAATAAGAATCCAGTTAGTACAAATCTGGTTTCCACCATCAGGATCTTCTTTAGCAAGTAGTTCTACTGCTTTTTCTAGTTGCTGTTTAAATGTGTCCCCACTCATTTTATCCTCTACTTAGGTTAGTTCTTGCACTTGCAGTACCAACGCCAGAAGATGAAAGACTAGATAGTAAAGTCTGCATATCTGGTGGAGCACCGCCTTGAGGTGGACCTCCTGCTGGGGGTTCACCGGGAGCGGGGGACGACGGCTCAACCGGCGGTTCCGCACCAGCAGGAGGAACTTGTGGAGCAAATACATCTTCGATGATATCTTCGATTGATTTGCCTTTTTGTCTTGCTTTAATTACATCAGCAATTCTTTGTATAACTAGAGTTGGATCTTGTCCAGAAGCAGCCATCTGTGGGATTGCTTGTGAATAGGCTTGTAGTGCACCAACAAGTCCATTACGCATTTCTTCGATCTCTATCTTTTCTTGTTCCTGTGTAACGTTAACTCCAAATGGCAATTCACGCATAGCCAAGTCTTTAGATATTAACTTACCACCTAGTGCCTGTAGCATAAAGATAAGACCCTGTGCTGGGTTAAGACCAGCAAGCATTCCGTATCGTACATCTGCTGAGTAATCAGCCTTAATGTCTTTGCTTGGTAGATAGTCAACACTAAACGGGGAACCAGCATCTACGCCACGAATTGTTTTTTGTTCATTAAAGAACATCTCATCAACTTCAAAGCAAAGAGAAATAACCTGTTTAAGTGCAGAAGCAAAGATAGCCTGAGCAGATTTAATCTGTGTATCAAAACCACCCATAAGTGCTTGAACACCTTGACCGGTAATAATCGAAGCATCGCTATTACCAGTTCGTGCTTCAGGGTATCGTGTGCCTACACGTAATTCTTGATTAAGAATCTCTTGTTCGGTAAACGCACCTTGTGGAATGTTTAATTCTACACGGCGTACACCTGCAGGATTGTTGGTACGGATAATTCCATCTCCACCAAACTGCATTTCTTGCACATCTTGCGGAACAACGATTGGTGCCTGTACTGATTTCTCTGCTGCTTCCATTGCAAGTAATGCAAACCTATTACGAAGCAGTTGAATACCTAGTACATCATCAAATTGTCCACGCATCTCACCATCAACAGTAGGACGCTTAGCAACAATAACCATCATTTTACCAAGAGGATTACTTGCTTGTGAAAGCACAAGATTATTTCTTTCTGGTAAATAAATTAGAGATTGTTCTTTATCGTAATAACGAACCATTTCAACTTGAGCACTCAAATTTTGTTCGTATCTGTCTTTTCCAAGAATACTTATTTCAAATTCTGGGAATTGCGACACTAACTCACCTAGTGTTAATTTGTATACTTTAGCAAAAGCAATACAACGTCCATAGCGATCAAACTCTGGGAAAGCACCCATTGGGTTTTCTATACGAATACGTGGTATTTTTGCCTCTTCATCCAATTCTATACAGAACGGGAGGAAACCATATGTAATGTACATGTCCGCACCTGCGTACATTTGTACTTGTAAATCTGAATTTGCAAAATAGTTAGAAGCAATACGAGTACGCTTGTCTGCAAATTGACGGGCACGATCAGAAACTTGACTAGCAGCAGAACAGTTAATAGCAGGAAGCGGAGCCATAACTTCTGACAGGTCACGTGCAACAATATCAATAAAGTTAGCAACTACGTTTTGGTCTACTCCTTCAGGAAAAAATGCTGGATAGACCTCAGCAATATGACCTTGGCGCACGGCAAGAACGTCTTGTTGTCGTGCAGTCTGCTGACGAGCACGATAGCGCAGTGATGCAATTCGTGCAGATACTTGGTCTATTGATAACAATTAGATTCCTTAATTAGGTTTTGATTTACGTGCAGCAATATCTGCTTGCTTTTTAAGTGTAGCCATACCGCCACCGCGTACGCGACCCTCACGAAGAGGGGGATGGTTTTTTAACATTCCCCGGCGATACTCAGGAGAAACTTTTTTGTTATCACCTATAAATGTTTTTGCTGCTTTAGTTGATTTATTGGCAGCCTTTAGTCCACGTGCATTTGCTTTGGCTGGTGTATCACCACTAATAACTTTCTTAACAACTTTTTTAACAATATTTCCTGCTACATTTCTTTTAGGTGTTGGCATTATTTATTCTCCGATTTTTTAATTGCTTTTTTTAAAGTTCTATTAGAACCTACTACGCCTCGTTTGTTACCAGTTGCCGGAACATTTTGTGCAGGACCAGCCTGTTTATTAGCCCTAAGGAAGCCACTAGTAACTTGACTTACACCCTTAGCATCAGGTTTTTTAATTCCTTTAGATGTTGCTTTACCACGCATTGCTTTACTACCAACATTACTTAGTGTTTTAACAATTTTAATTGGATTAACCATTACTTGTTTTCCGCCTTTGCTTTATTAGTAGTAACAACTTTACCTACTGCTTTAATTACCTTAATTG